TCAGGTGCCCAGGTCGCCGAGGTCGAGTTTGCCTTGGTCGCGGTCGAACTTTCTGTCCTGGACCCGCTTCAGCAGTTTGTAGACCGCGTTCTCGGTCAAATTGTACTTGAGGGCCAGCGCCCGGTGGTTCCGGCCGTTGAACTCAGACAGGATCTGCAGATCGCGCTTGGTCAGTTTGTAACGGTGATCCTTGGGAAAACAAACCGTGCTGCCGGCCCAAGCGACCGACAGATGATCTGCAGCAGCAGATCCGGCCTGTTCGGCTACCTCGGCCTCGATGTTGTGCTCAATCAGCGTGTGCTCGATGTGAGCGGCGATATCGCTCAGCAGTTCATGCCTCTTATCGGCCATTGCAGACGCTTTCATACTGTGGCTCCCAGGGCAGCCAAACGGCGCTGCCCTTCTTCTTTTGTGATGATCTTCAGCAAGACATCCGACTCGATCCGGCCGACCTGCTCTTGATAGTCCTGGTGCACAGTGCTGCCTGAACGCTTGCGGGCCGGCCTGGCCAACTGCACCTGGGCCGGATCTGATGCGATACCCCATACGACAGCACGCAGGTAGTTGTGATTATCCAGGGGGAGTTGCAGGCCCTCGCGCTGTTGCAACATCTGCTCAATGCCCGCAGCCCACATCTTCGGGTTCGCTGCTTTAAAGTCATTGGTACGTGCATCGCGCTGGACCTGACCGGAGTCGACCAGGTCCAGCAGTTCCTGAACCAGTTTGATGGCTCTGGTCGTTCTCAATCCGCGCTTTGCTGGGCTGAACAACCTCAGGTAAGCGAGCACACCCCGTCCAAGCGATGGATCGAGTCCGGCAAACAAGGCAGCGAGTACCTTGCCCTCGGCATCGGCGAAGCCAGCCTCGATAGGAAACTGTTCACCGCAGCACGGGCATGAAACACGCATCAGCTTGCCTCCCTCGCAGCGACAGCGGCACCGAGCGTTTCCTTAAGATGCCGCAGGATTGGACGCTGTCGCTCCCAGCCCTCGGGCAACTGTTCCAACGCGGCCTCTCGACTGGACTTGCCCTCTCCGAGCAGGTCCAGATACCGGTGAATATCGGCCAGCAACAGCCGCTTTTCCTGCTCGACATGCAAAGCCGCGATAATCGCATCGAGCTGCTTCGGCTTGCGCAACCAGGACACCTGGTGCACGCGGAACATCTGCCGAGCGATGGCATTGGCATAAGCCCAGGGCAAGCGCATATCTGCCAGCAGGGCTTCGATCTTCTTGATCTGTTCAGGAAGCTTGTCGATGTTGCGGGGCTTGCCCTTCGCGCGACCTGAAGGCTTGGGTGCCCAGCCCAAGCGCTCGAACTCTTTCAGAACCAGAGACGCCTTTTGCGCTGTGAGGTTCTTTGCTGAGTCAACCCCGCCAACACGCGTGAGCAAACAGCGGTAGCTGTGATCATCCATCCCCAGTTGCTGGCGGGCGATGTGGATTTTGCTGAGAGCGGCAGGTGAAAGAGACATGTCATTCCTCCCTCATCTGACGTAGACCTTCCAGGACATTGGCGATTGGGTCGAGCCATTCGGCTGTGATCGCCACCAGGAGCAGTTCCTTTCCTCCATTCAGGCAGATGTGCATCAGCTCGAACTGGTCCTCGGTAGCCAGTTCCGCATCTTCAATTACCTGCTTGATCGTCCGCATGGAGACGTCATGATCGTTCAGTAATGGCATGGTCATTTCTCCCCAGCCATCTCGATTGTTGCGACCTGCAGCGGGAACGCTCCGAAAATGGACTGAGCCCAAAGCAACCCCACTCGAAACCCCTTCAACGCTTCGCCAGTCAGCAGAATGGGAGCCTCCACACCCAGCTGGACCTCCGTGTCTGCGGGTGAAGCCAGTACCTGCTCAATCAGCCCGATCTTGCGCTGGTGCCAGGCGACAAGTTGTTCAGCAATCCGACTCAGCTCACTGTTTGAACAGAACTCCTCAAGCATGTCGTGCAGTTGGATCTTCTCATCCTCGGCGTTTTCAAGAGCGTTGCCCTTGTCAAAAGGGCCGCCCACAAGTGCCCATGCGCTGGCGAATACCTGTGCCTGTTCCATGATTGAGTCAACGCTAATAGTGGTCTGCTCACCCATGTCACACCCCCGATAAGGTCAAGTTAATAGGCACATACTGATCGGTGGTGCCTTGACGTTTGTAAACCCGGATGTACACGGCCGTGCCGTTCACCTGAATGGAGTCTTTCAGGGCTGTCATGGCCATATTCCAGGCTGGGTCGTTGATCTCAACCCGCAGTAGGCTGAGTACGTCCTTGACCATGAGCTGCCCCTGACGGTTGGCCCGAAATGCTCGGTCAACCAGGACACGTAAATGATCGTTGGCACCTTCCGACCAAGCGTTGATGCACTGGTTGATCAACTCGCGGGCGGCGAGGATCTCTTCGGTGAAGATGATGCGGTCTGCATAGGCACGTTCGATCTTATATGCACCGTCATAGGTGGTGATTGAGACATTACCCTTCTGCCCACCCAGCTGTACGCCGTAGCGCTCGGAGGAGACAGCAATCAGGTCCGCAATATCGGCCAGGGCCTGTTTCTTGAATTCGGCCAGCAAAGCGCTGATATGCTCCGCAGCGTTGCCGAGGTCGCGAGCAACACCGTCTCGCAGCTTGTCGTGCTCGCGCACCTGTTCAACTGGGACCAGGTGGCCAATGGCATTGCGAACGAAACCCGCAGGAATGGCGATATCAGTCATGACGTTGTTCCTTTTGAAGGCGCGCCGCAGCGCGGTCGAGCCGGTCAATTTCAGCGAGGATCAGGGCGCCAGCCTTGACCAAGTTTCTGCGTTGGTCACGGGGCCTCCAGGATGCGGCCATCCAAGGCCAGGCCTCCGGAGCAATGCGCATGGCTCCCGGTGCTTCAGTGGCTTGTACAAAGGCTTCGGTCGCGTAACAAGCTGCTGCGATTGCGAGATCACCGTCGATGTACTCGTCATCCTGCTCGGGATAGAAACATCCCACTTGGATTTGGCGGATACGCTCAGCCAGTACGCTCTGCAGGGATGCCGGCGCGTTTTTCGCGTATTCCGTTGTGCTTGGAATCAGCACGGTCTGTTGAGTGTCAGCCATGAGTTGGCTCCTCGATTGGGGAAAATGTTCTACAAGCGCAGCGCGGGCAGACGTTATCGCTGCGCCAGGACTCTTTCGGATGTTGAACAGGGCGGAGTTCGTCGCGGGTACCCACCCGGCGACAACGACGGCACTTGAGACGTTGGGGACTCATCAGTGGACCTCCCCGGCAACTGGTCTGGTGTTCTTCCGGTAGGCCTGTGCGAACTCGCTGAGCTTTCTGGAGGCAGTCTTGCTATCTCCCGCCAGATGGGCCTCACACATAGCTGCCAGGTCTTGAGAAACACGCTCGGCGATATCGATATGATTGGCATACTGGATGTACAGGTCGTTGTAGCGCTGGCTCTCTTTGATCAGCGCCTCCTTGAGCTCCTCGACAGTCTCCGGGGGATCGATTGGCACTTCTGAATCTTGGTCCAGGTCGGGCCACCCGTGATCACGCTGATGTCGAGACAGCCCCAGCACTCGCTTGGCCTCATCCCTGACTGCTGCATCGACGTTCAAGATCCCTTTGGCCAGGTCGCTGACAAGTACCATCAGCGGATCGGCCTCAGCGAGCGCATGGCCAGCAGCCCAGGAAACCACCTCGCCACCGAATACCTCTCGCGGTACGTCTTTGCTGGTAGCGCCACAGATAACCAGCGTGTCGAAGCGCTTGGCTTGTTGGCTCATTGGTCCTGCTCCCTGATTGGGTGGAACCACACAACGTCGACGCCACGCACTGTCGTGCGGTTTCGAGTGCGCTTTCCTTCGGTGCGGGACATCATCCCGCGCATGTCACTGCTGAACGTCAAGCACAGCTTGTCGACGCAGTTCGGGCTGATCGTGATAGTCGTGTTGCTGACGTCCAGCCCGATGATTTGAATGCCTGCAGCACGCAGATCTCGGGTCACGTCGTTGAAAGCGTGCAACTGCCCGGCGAACTTCTGAGTCAGCACGGTGCAGACTGGGGCACGCTCCGGCAAGTTGAACGCGATGTTGTGCACGGTCCCCATGTCACACCTCCCTGATCACATCAGCGGTCACAACCGACTCACCGATCTGAGCAGCGGTGTTCATGGCGGCGACCATCATGTTCCCGATCGCCAGCGGATAGAGCTGAGAGGTTCTGTCGCGCCCGCTGCTGCTCAGGCGATCGGCCAGTGCCTGAAGGCCTTCGGGAGTGATCACTTCGGCAAGCGGCTTCTGAGCGCGGCGGAGCCTGAACTCGATAAAGCTCGGCAGGTTCGCAACACTGACCGGTGCCAGCTCGGCAATTTCAATGCGCTGTACGACTTCACGCACCTCGCTGTTACGCGACGACAGCTTGACCTTCAGCTCCGACTGTCCGATCAGAATCACGCTGACCAGTTTTCTGAAACCAACCTCCAGCTCGCGCAGCCGCTTCAACTGCTTCAGCGTGGGGATTGGGGTGTCGTGAGCCTCTTCTATTATCACGACATGTCGAAAGCCCGCCGCGTGGCTGTTCTTCAGGACCCTGTGCATCTGTGCAAACCGGGCTTCCGGGCTCGACTTCGGTTTTTCAAACGGTGCCACTGCGTTCATAATGGCTTCGGCAATGTGGGTCGAACGCAACGCTTTGCCCTTGGTGTCGTTGTCCTCCATCGCCAGTACGTAAGGCTCGATAACGATCACTGGCGCACTTTCGGCAATCAGGCGATTGACCAAGTCCCGGCGCAGCGTGCTCTTGCCCGCGCCAGACTCCCCGATCACGGCAAGAAACCCGTCATGGCGCGCCACCTGGTACATCGATTCGCGGATGTAACGAATATCAGGGTTCACATACATGTCATCTGCGTTCTGCAGTTCATCGAACGGATCACGAAAGATGCTGAAGTGCTTGCGGGTTGCTGGCAGAAGTACCTGTTTCGGCATTAGCATGGGTTCGTCCTCCCCGGACGGCTCTTGATTCTCTTGATTGAGGGCCGGATCTGCCGCGTTGCAGCGCGGCAGGTCCATTTCTTCGAATGCGGTGTTCACCGCGTCATCATTCGCACCGTTGCTACGCAGCCAGCCCTGGATACGCTGCTTCAGATCGACAAGGTCGAGGCTGCGAGGCCATTGACTGTGGTTGATCAACTGGGCAATCAGCGCCTTGCTCAACTTCAACTCGCGTGCCAGTTCGGTTTGTGGCTGCTCGATAACGGCCAGTACTTGCTTCAGCTTCAGCATCACTCAGTACCTCCCACTACCCGCAGGCCGGCTCGCACGGGTCGCACCAGTTGGCTGGCGATGGCGTCGAGCTGCTCCTCCGGGACCCCATCCGGCCAGTTTGATTTCAGCCAAGCCAAGGACTCGGACGTCCAGGCATCGCCCATGCGATTGCGCAGCAGCTTTGCTGCAGCAACGTGTGACAGTGGTTTCAGCTCGACGGTGGCCACCGTCACATTTGCCTCAAGGTTGGTTCCTCGACGCGGTATGTACGTTGGCAGCACCGTATCGGTGATGTGCTTGTTCGGATCGATGCGCCCACCAAAAGGCAGTTCCTTGGCCTTGCGTGCTGCAACTGCTGCCTCAACGCTATCGGTATCCGTCACAAGCTGCTCCAGGACCTTGCGAGCAACCTGGGCCGGTGTCTCAGAGTGGGCCTTGAACTGCTCGCCGATCATCGCTGCTGTGGTCGCAAAGCCGTGCTCGTCGAAGACCACGCGTTCAACGACATGGAAGTGCTCGCGGCCGTCTTCACCGACCAGGACAATTTGCGCCGAATCGGCATCGCGCCAGGGATTGCGAGTTATCATCAACTTGTCGCCGACCATCACGCCCGGCACGGTCGAGACGTCGAATTCAGCACCACGGAATGGCACGCGCAGCTTGATTGTCACTTTCCTGGACTCAGGCGCGCTGATCGCAAGCTCGCGGCATACATCAGCAGTTGGAGCGATTCGTAGCTGGTCTTGCTTGATGCTCAACCATGCGCCGAACCGGGTGCGGCGATGCCGAGTGTGGATTGCAGTAGCGTTGTGATAACGCATCCACTGGCCGGCCCAGGCGTTGATCTGGTCCAGGGTTTCTGCCTTCTGCAGCTTCAGCCCTGACTCAAACTCGCGCTCGACGATGTTGTGTGCCTGTTCGACCTGGCCTTTGGCACGTGCATTGCCGACCTTGTTGATCACCAGCTCGATCGACAACGATTTGCAGAGATTCCGGAACATCGCACTGGTCATCGCTGCGCCGGGGTCGGTCATGATCATGAACGGCACGCCATGGAACGGATCGTGCTCACCGCGCTTCTGCATGCAGCAAATCAGCACGTTACACAGGTTCTCAGCAGACTCGGCACCCAGGACGTATTGCACATAGATCGTGCCGCTGGTGTGATCGGTGATGACGTAGCGCCACAGGCGCTGGCGTTCGATCTTCTTCAGGTTCGCCGGCTTGCCATCGTAGAACTCGGCCTTGTTCATGACCTTCGCACCGTCGTCGTCCAGGTAGAACTGCGTCGATATCGATGCATCGATCTGCCAGACATGGTTCGGGTGCTTGCTTGCCAGCTCGACGGCCGGCGCCGGCTGCAGCAACTGCTCGGGGTGCAAGTTGTAGGTGCGCAACGCCCGAGCGATAGCGCTTTCCGACAACGGTTGGACCTCGCCAGTCTCCTTATCGACCTTAGCCGCGACGATGAGCCCGTTGCTACGCAGGCGTTCTACAGCACGTTCAATCGTGCTGAGTTGCTTGTCGTTGGCTCGGATTGACTCGACCAGGAGGGCCGATATCAAGTTCGCCTCCTCGCGACTCAATGCGGTCTTACCCGAGTCAGAGCGTTGTTTGCGGGGGACTGACACAGTCACCTCCTCAAGTTTGCGATACAGCGTGGCAACGGACATACCCAGCTCATGCGCCGCCGCTCGACACAGCGTTGTGCGCTGGCCACGCGGCGCGTTTTGCACCTCGCGGGCGACGTCGACGAGTCGTTGAGTAATACGCGACACCGAGCCAGTACCCGTACCCGATCATTTGTGCCGGCATGCTGAATGGTGCCACTCCCACCCGATTCTCGGACCTGAGCCATTCCATACCGTTCAAGGGAAACCGGGCCAACATGCGTATGCGATTCAACGACGGTAGCTGGAAAAGCATCGAGTGCTTCCCCTGGAACAGCGACCCTCTTGTCGGCCGAGCTCAAGTTCGGGACACAGAAGGCAGCTATACCGCAATCCCAGTAGTTCTCAGCGACGCCAGCGGTCTGTACGGAGAACTGGATGGAGTCTTCGCAATCAGTGGCTTCAACAACGCTGTTGAAAACACGGCGGCTAATGGCGGTCTCGTCGTAATCCAGGATGTCGGGCGGACGGACTTCAATGACTACTTTGCGATGAGGCTTGATAGCTGATGGCCTACTTTTCTGGTTCGGCGAACAACATCTCTGATTTACGGACGCTGCTGATTCAAGCCTGTGTTGCAGGTGGCTACACCTTGTCCGGTGAGGTTCTGAGAAAAGGGAAAATAAACATTCGCCTTCGGGACTCGGCTGGCAAACTGGAGGTAACCGGTGGGACTGGCATTGATACGGGCAACAACCTAACTGGTGGTTGTCCTGCCCCTGTTTATCTAGGGGCTCACCCAGCTCTAGGTATGAGCTGGCCAGCTAGCTATGAAGTATTCATTCTGAACAACCCTGATGAGCTGTACCTAGTGGTCAACTACAGCGTGGATCGCTATCAGTGGGCTGCGTGGGGGGTATCAAACGTACCAAGTGTTCCAGGTACTGGATTGTGGTTTGGGGCCTCTGGCAATCAGTTTGGCGCAACGTCGGATCAGTCTTACATTCAGTTAACCGACTACAGGTACTGGGCGTCGTGGGTCTATGGGCAACCAGCAATTTTCTGGAGAGACTCGACCTTTAACGTCCAGAACGGTGCGTCCGAGAACTATATTCATGTAGGTCTGGATGGCCAAGAATGGGCGGCAGGACCTAACAGTCAAAACCCAATTGCTACTGCGGGCCCAGCAGCAGCTCAAAACCTGTCTCGTCTACCCAACACCTGGAACAACGAAGGTGTCTTGCTACCCATTCAAGCCTGGCTGCCAAGGCCGTCCGGAAAGATCAGCCTTGTGGCCGATCTTGCTCATGCCCGATATACACGCATTGATTTTCTCGAACCTAAGCAAGTCATCACCCTTGGCCAAGAACGCTGGAGGATCTATCCCTTCATTCGTAAAAACACGTCGTCCAGGGATGGAATGGGCACCGGCAACAACAACCCATCACAGGTTCACTCAGGGACTTATGGGTGGGCCTTAAGGTATGACGGAGCTTGATCGTGAGCATTTTGACTATCCTGCTCGCACAATCTCCTCAGGGTGGGGCCTTTAACAAGAATATTGGTTCTTTTGTCTCAGCGTTCGCGGTGGACAACTGGCCTCCTCATGTGGAGGCCGTTGGTGAAGCACCAAAAGGAAAGGTTGCTTCCGACTGGCCGATCAAAATGGCGCCACGGGAAATCAACGTAAAAACCGCTACCAGCTACAGCCGTGACTTCTACTACCGGATACACATACGCCCGGTTCTGCTTGCCCTGGGCAACGTGGTGAGCACTCAGTCGAGTGATGTGTATGTCTGGAACGCCTTTCTTGAAGCGCACACCCTCAGTGCTATAGAGGGCATTGAGGAAGGTGTGTCGCTCGAAGGACAGCCACCGTTGCCGATACTTTTCAATGCACTGCAGGAGCGGATCTGGCAAGTCAAGGTAGGGACGAATGGTGCAACCGCTCTGGATGCCAACATTAAGTGGATGTTCGACGGGGACTTGTTCGCGAAACTGAGGGTCACGGCGAATCGAATCATCGCTTGGACATTCGCCCCGGACTGGGCTGACGGCGTCATTGAGCGGCTGACTTGGGCTACTGACATCCTGCAGTCGGAGACGGGTGTCGAGCAGCGCCGAGCACTGCGTCTGGCGCCACGCCGTGAGTTCGAAGGGCCGGTGATTGTTGACGGGCGTGAGCGCCAGCTTCTCGATCTTGCACTCTTCGCATGGGGGGCGCGGATCTGGGCTCTGCCAATCTGGCCGGATATCCAGCTGACAGGCACCGCGATCCCAGCGGGTGTGCTTACTGTTCCATGCCAAACCACGGGCCTTGACTTCCGTGCCGGCGGCCTTGCGATTCTGCGGGGTGAGTCGGCTTTTGAAAGTGAAACGGTTGAAATCGACTCGATTGCTACAACTGGGCTGCAGCTCAAGCGAGAAACACAAAAATCATGGCCTGCCGGCACCAGGCTTTATCCGGTTCGCAGCGCCCAGCTCGTGGAACAGCCGACGATCACCCGCCTGACCGATATGTCCAGTTCCGCAGATGTGCGGTTCGAACTCGTTGAGCCATCGGACTGGCCAGCGATCATGCCCACCAGGCTCTACAGAGGTTCCCCAGTTTATGAGGTGCCCCCGGACGAAACCGAGGATCTGACCAACAGCTATCAGCGGTTGCTGCTCACGCTCGACAGCGGTTCCGCAATACCGCTCACCACAGACACCGCCAATCGTGCATTCCCTGTTCAGCAGCACCGCTGGCTTGAACTTGGGCGCAGCGAGCGCTCGGCGTTGCGCTCGCTGCTGTACGCACTCGCTGGCCGCCAGAAAGCGGTATGGCTTCCTACCCATGCCGATGACCTGACTATGCAGGGGGTTACCACGGAGGTGAGCACGACCCTTGAGGTAGTGAATGTCGGCTACACCCGGTTCGCAGGCAGTAAGCCTGGCCGGAGGGACATCCGCGTTGAGCTCCTGGACGGCACGGTCTTTCACCGTCGCATAACCGCAAGCATCGAGGTAGACGACAACCTGGAGCGCCTGGCGCTGGATACAGCATTTGGTCGCCAGGTGCTGGCCACCGACGTTCGGCGTATCAGTTGGCTGGTGATGTGCCGGCTGGACAGCGACACCGTTGAGATTGAGCACATGACCGACAGCCAGGGCCTGGCTGCTACGCAACTGACATTCCGTGGAGTGCGTGACGATGAGTTTTGATAGCCGTGAGCAATCGCTCGCCACCGGCCAGCCGGTACGTTTGTACGACTTCAGCCGGGGAGTACTGCGCTGGAGCTACAACACGAGCGATCGTGACATCACTTGGAACAACCTGGTGTTCAAGACGTTACGTGGGGGGATCACTGACAACGGCATCCTGCAGTCGGGCGACCCAAATACCGACAAATTCGTCATCACCGCATCAGCAGATATCGAAGTTGCCCAGCTCTATCGAGCCAGCGCGCCCAGTGATGAGGTGCGACTGGTCGTGCGAGACATGCACTACGGCGATACCGATGTGATGGTGAGTTGGGTTGGCAGCATCAAGGCAGTCAATTGGTCCGCCCTCGATCGCTGCCAGATCAGTTGCCTTTCGATCGAGGCCAGCATGGAGCGCCCCGGCCTGACTGAAACCTACAACCGCACTTGCACGGCGGTACTGGGTGACTGGCGGTGCAAGGTCAACCTTGAGCTCTATCGGGTCGATGCCCAGGTGCAAAGCATGACCGGTACGACATTGACCGTGGCTGCAGCAGCGGGATATCCCGATGGCTGGTTCTCCAGTGGCTTTGTTGCTTGGCCGATAGGCAGCGGTGTTTTCGATCGCCGGCACATTGAGAGCCACCAGGGCGACCAGCTGTTGATGCTGGGAGGGACCGACAGTATCTCGGTGGCAAGTGGGATTCGCGTTTATCCCGGCTGCAACTTCTTGATCGGGACGTGCGACGGCAAGTTCTCGAACAAGGACAACTTCCGTGGGCAACCAATGCTCCAGGGGCAATCGCCGTTCGACGGCAACCAGGTCTGGTGAGGTGAGTCATGTGGGTACAGATCGCAATTCTCGTTGCTTCATACATTTTGAGTGTGGCGCTCGCACCCAAGCCGCAAAAACCGAAGCCCACGGCCTTCGAGGACATTGATTTCCCTCTGTGCGATGAGGGTGAGGAGATGACCGCGGTGTTTGGGCAGAAGTGGACCAAGTCCTGGATGGTGCTGACCGTGGGCAACTACAGGACCAAGGCCATTAAGAGCAAGGGTGGCAAGAAGTGATCGTGACGATTCAACATCTGCACACGGTGCCGACATGGAATGGCCGCCAGGGCTACTGCCACCGGCAGTGCCGAGCGTTCTTTATCCAGCAAGACCTGGACTGGCATGACTTCCTGCAGAACGGCATAGATGAGGAGTTGCTGCTGGCAACCGGCAACGCTTTGGCCAGGCACGTCGTTGAGCACGCGCGGGAGGTCGCTGATGGGGAGCAGTAGCAGCAAGTCGCAGACGATCGGATATCGCTACTCCTTCGACATTCATTTTGGTGTTGGCTTGCCCGTCGATGAGATCTGCCAGATCCAGGCCAGTGGCAAGGTGGCCTGGTCTGGATCGATCACAAACAATGGACAGGTGTACATCAACGCCCCTGACTTGTTTGGTGGCGATAAGGGTGAAGGTGGCCTGCAGGGAACTTTGGACGTCATGTTCGGTGATGAAAACCAAACCGTCGTTTCACGGCTCGCAGCAATGCTCGGTGGCATCGTCCCGGCCTTCCGTGGTGTTACCACGGCGTTCTATTCCGGCCTGATCACCTCAATCAACCCATACCCGAAGCCCTGGATGATCTTGCGCCGAGGCGGTAACAGGCTCTGGGATGATGGCGGAGCCTGGTATCCAGAGAAGCAGTTCATCTGGCTGGCCAATAATGCGATCAAGTCCATGAACCCTGCGCATATCCTGTTTCTGATGTACACGGGACGGCGGTTTCGTGGTCTACCGCGTGAGTACATGGATGACGCAGCATGGCGGACGGCAGCCGATCAACTGTATAGCGAGCAGTTCGGCCTGTGTCTGGAGTGGAAGCGCAGCGACTCATTCAAGAGCTTCCGTGACAGTGTGCTTTCCCATATCAGCGCCGAGGTCTATCTGGACCGCAGCACTGGCTTGATCAGCATCCGCCTGTTGCGCGACGACTACGATGTGAATGCGCTGCCGCTGTTCGACGAGGACAGCGGGTTGCTTGAGATCACACAGATGGAGGCGTCCAGCGGAGACGGTGACTCAACGCCCAGTGAGCTGATAGTCAAGTACGAGGACGCGATAACCGGTGACACTCGCTCTGTTCGTGCGGTGAACAGTGCGATCGCTCAGCGTGATCGGGGACGCTCCAGCGAAACCGTTGAGTACCCCGGCGCCCCGACTGGGGAGATTGCTGGCAAGCTGGCAAGCCGGGATCTGCGTATCAAGACTTCAGGGCTCAAGCGATACAAGGTCGTGCTCGATAGGCGTGCACGTAAGCTCACTCCCGGTCAGCCGTTCCGAGTCCGATCGATCAGGCGTGGTATCGAGGTCGTGGTTGTGCGTGCCGGCCGGATCGAGGACGGCACTCTGGACGACGGCCGGATGACGGTCACTGCGCTGCAGGATGTTTTCGGCATGCCGGCATCCAGCTTTGTTGCCGTTCAACCTCCAAACTGGTTGCCGCCTGACCGGACTCCCCAGGCGATCAATACTCGTCGTCTGTTCGAACTCCCGTACCGTGAACTGGCTGGGGTAATCGACCCCGCGAACCTGCAGTTGCTGGACACCACAGCCTGCTACGCGTGTGCACTGGCTGAGGCGCCCACTTCTCTGTCGCTCAGCTACAGCTTGACCGACCGGGTTGGCAGCAGCGGTGACTTCATCGATCGAGGAGCGCATGACTGGTGTCCCACCGGAAAGCTGGTTGCCCGCATCAGCAAGCGCGACCTGGTTGTGCAGGTCACCGCAGCGACACGGCTTTCTGATGTTGCGGTCGGCATGGCTGCATTGCTCGATGACGAGGTTGTCCGGATCGACGCCATCGACTACTCAACTGGCGCGATCACCGTCGCCCGTGGTTGTAGCGATACGGTTCCTGCCGAGCATGCCGCTGGGGCGCGTATCTGGTTCTACGACGGGTTTGAGGGGGCTGATGAGACAGCGTATTCGGCGGGCGTCACGCTGCAGGCGCATATGCTCACCAATACAAGTCAGGGGCAGCTTGACCCGGCACTGGCCAGCACCGACAGCCTGGCACTGCTGGGGCGCCAGGGCAGGCCGTATCCGCCAGGTAGGTTCCGAGTGAGTGGCGCGGCATACCCGGAAAGCGTATCTGGCTCTCTGTTGGACTTCTCATGGGCTCATCGCGACCGGCTTACCCAGGCGGATCAATTGATCGATACCTCGCTTGGCGATATCGGGCCAGAGGCTGGCACTTCCTACAGCTTGAAGCTGTACAGCGGGAACACCCTGATGCGGGCCTATACCGGCACAGACACAGTGTTTGCCTACACGGCCGGCGACCAGTTGGCCGATGGTCTGGCCGGGACAGTCAGGGTGACGCTCGAGTCGGTACGGGATGGCTCTGCATCTTGGCAAAAACATGAAGCAACTGTCGTTCGCTATGGCCTGGGCTTTCGCCTTGGCGAGAAACTTGGAGGGATCATCCTGTGACACTCAAAACCAACAGCCCGAACCTGGGGGTCCTGGTCAGCGGCGCGGCTGGGGACCTGCACTTCCAGGAGCTGCTACGCCAATGGAGGGCCATTGACGCCCTGGTACAACCGTCAGTGATATCCAGGGTTGCTACTGTGCCGACATCAGGGGCAGTTGATGGTGATCGATATCTACTCACTGCCGCACCGATCAGCGGCAAGATCGCACGCTACTCAGCGGATGCAAACTCAGTAACAGGGTGGGAGTACTACACGCCTGGGCCTGGTTGGCGGGTCTATGTTGCATCGGAGAAGGTCGACTATCAGTTTGTCGATGGTGCCTGGAAGGTCGCCACTGCAGGTGGAGGAGCTGTTTCGTCTGTAGCAGGAAAAACTGGTGATGTGACGCTGCTGGCCTCGGATGTATCTGCTGTAGCTCCACCGGTGCTCGATGCGGCTTCAACTACCGATATTTATGCTCCGAAGGCACCTGTTGTTCAGGTTAGGGGTACAGGTGGAGTTACCTTTTTTGGCTCTGGCGCAAATGGCCAAGAAGTCAACGTTGTTTTTAATAGCGCCATCGACTTGTCCGCTAGCGCAAGCCTAGTCCTCCCTGGAAATCGCAACTTGCGTACTGCCGTTGGTGACGTTGCCGGATTCGTGTACATGGGAAGTGGTGTTACCCGCTGTCAGTTCTACCACAGGGCTGACGGCGGTTTGAGTAACGGATCAGCAGGCGTTGGCACCGCGAGCGACCTGCGTAGCGTCCCAGTCTCTTATGGCACTCCGCCAAGCGCTTTTTTTGACAAGTACGGTACTACGTTTGGCTTTGTGGACGGAGGCTCAAGCAGCGATAGTGGTGCTCCAGGGCTAGCGATTCCAGCGTTTGGCAGCGCAGTTGCCTATGGCATCCTGACGACTCATCGGCACTGGGGCGACCAGACTGCTGGAGGTGGGATTCATCAACTGTTTTCAGACGGTCAGCGCCTATTCATGCGTAAACCTTCAGGAGCATCGGCCTGGACCACTTGGCTGGAGATACTCACCTCGTTCAATTCGGCGTCATTGCCCGTTGATACCTCGTTGTCCCCATCGGTCGACAACTCAAAGACGTTGGGCGCATCCGGCAAGCGCTGGTCTACCGTCTGGGCAGGAACGGGAACTATCAGCACTTCGGACGCTCGCCATAAAACGAGCGTGCGCATGTTGACCGCGAATGAGCTTAGCGCGAGCAAGGCGCTAGCCCAGGAAGTGGGAGCCTATCGGTGGCTTCAGTCCATCAAGGATAAAGGCGGCAGCGCCCGCGAGCACATCGGCCTGACTGTGCAGCGCGCTATCGAAATTATGCGAGAGCATGATCTGGACCCATTCACGTACGGGTTCATCTGCTACGACGAGTGGGAAGCGGAGGTCGACGAGCGTCCAGAGGTGGTTGTACAGGGATTGTTGGATGACGGAGGGTTCGCCCCAACTGGAGAGGTTCGTTCGTCAGAGCGTGTTGTGGTTCGTCCCGCTGGCGACCTCTATTCCTTTCGGGTTGATCAGTTGAATCTGTTCATCCTGGCAGGGTTTGAAGCTCGTCTCGCTCTGCTTGAACAAAACATTTAACTTCTCATGTGCTTTTCTTGAAATTCTTTTTCTGAGCTGGCAAATCCTTACTTCAATCAAATATCGCGCCGTTCGATCATGTTTTTCGCGCGGCGCTACATGGGGCGTGATCAGCCAGCGCCCCACCAGCCTGACCCTGGCGGGCCTACATCATCTGATGCTGGAGGTTGCCGGCTATGCCGTGCCACTGTCGCTGCTATCGCTGCTGGTGATCTGGTGGTTCTCGTCGCTGATCACCAAACCGCTCTGGCAACTGGCCAACTCGACCGAACACTGGGGTTCCTCGAGCGCTTCCCAGTCGGTGAGCAAGGTCAGGGCCTGGTACTACGAAGCGGCTCAGTTGAAAAACGCCATGCAGAAGGCCCTGCTCTCGCTGCACCAGCAGTTGGGCCGGCTCAACCTGGAAAACGTCACCGACTCGCTGACCGGCCTGACCAACCGACGGGGCTTGCAGCTGATCATCGCCGACTGGGAGCGTCACCATCAGCCGTTCTCGGTGCTGGCCCTGGATATCGATCACTTCAAGCAGGTCAACGACCGTTATGGGCACAGTGCCGGTGACCTGGTGCTGCAGCACCTGGCCCAACAGATGCGCCGTCATTCACGCGAAAGCGATGTGCTCTGCCGCCAGGGTGGCGAGGAATTCCTCATGCTGCTGCCCAACACGCCGCTGAGCCAGGCGGTCCAGGTTGCCGAACGGCTGCGCGCGGCCATGGCCTATACCGAAAGTCCGAACGGCATCCCGGTCACGGTGTCGCTGGGCGTCACCCACTGGCCACGAGACGGAGAAACCGTCGCGCCGGCGCTCAAGGAGGCCGACCAGGCCCTGTATCGGGCCAAGGACAATGGGCGCAATCGCGTGGAACCGGTGCCACCCGCCACCACGACCGAGTAG